CAACCGGCCCGCAGGGAGCGACTGGAGCAACCGGACCACAAGGCGCAACCGGATCGCAGGGTCCTCAGGGAGATGCCGGACCGCAAGGTGCTACCGGACCGCAAGGAGACACGGGGCCACAGGGAAGCACCGGACCGCAGGGCGCACAGGGGCCACAAGGCGCAACTGGCGCACAGGGAGACACCGGACCACAGGGAAGTGCCGGACCCCAAGGGCCTCAGGGAGCGACCGGAGCGACCGGTAGTCAAGGCGCAACAGGCCCTCAGGGTTCGACTGGGAGCCAGGGACCGCAAGGCGCACAAGGAGACACCGGACCGCAGGGGGCAACAGGAACACAAGGGCCACAGGGTCCACAGGGATCTGCAGACTCTGGCACGCTCACAACGAAGGGCGACCTGCTCACAAGGTCATCGTCTGCGTTGGTTCGCCTACCTGTTGGCGCAACGAACGGTCATGTTCTCACCGTCGATTCGGCGCAAACTGCTGGCATCAAATGGGCGGCACCAGTCACCGATGACGACCAAAACATCCTTGCCGTCCAGATATTCAGTTAGGATTCGCACATGGCCACATTCACTAAGAGCATTCTTTCCGGCTCAACGAACGGTCGTGGCATCCTCGTCGCAGGCACTACGACAGCGACCGCGACACTCATTCATACCGTGACGACGACGACGACCACCCTTGAAGAAATCTGGCTGTATGCCGTCAACTATGACACCACGGCTCGCAAACTGACGATCGAATGGGGAACCGCTGGACCTGGCGCCAACGATATTGAGCAGACGATACCGGCTGAGTCGGGTTTGATTCTAGTCGTTCCTGGCTTGATTCTCAAAGGTGCTGCAGGCCAAACGGTTGAGGCGTTCGCGGCGACAGGCACATCAGTCGTCATTCATGGCTACATTCATACGATTGCCTGATGAAAAGAGAACGACGATTCGCCAGCAGTCGGGTCAATACTTGGACGACTACTCCGCAATATGTCAACAAATTATTCACTGGCACCATAACTGCCACGCAAACTAGCGGCAGCCCGACAGAGTTCAATGTCGGCAACTATCGTGGATACCGATTCACAGGGTCAGGGAGTTTTGTTGTTGCGAATGACACTTTGCTGAATGTTGAACTGATCGTTGTCGCAGGAGGCGGTGGAGGCAACAATTCAGGCACATCCAGTTCGGTTCAAGGTGGCGGTGGCGGTGGTGGAGTCTCATATCTCACTCTCGACCTGACACCAGCAACCTATGTCGTGACTATTGGTGCGGGAGGAGCATCTGGCACGAACGGCACGAACTCGTCATTTGGTCCGATCATCAGTCTGGGTGGAGGATCAGGTGGTTCCGCTGGTGGTGGAAACAATGGTGGGAGTGGTGGCGGTGGTGGCAGAAACAGCGGTGGAACTACTATTGGCGCAGCAGGTACTGGCTTCACTCTTCAGGGCAACAATGGTGGTGTGTCGGCGGCAGGCAATGGCGGTGGTGGCGGTGGGGGATATGGATCTGTTGGTGTGAATGGTGGTGCGAGCGGTGCCGGTGGAAACGGTGGGACAGGTTTGACTGTGACTTGGACTGGCTCGTCTTTGTCTGTCGCAGGTGGAGGCGGTGGTGGTGCGACTTCTTCCGCTGCTGGTGGGTCCGGTGTCGATGGTGGCGGAAACGGTGGGGCAACACTCGGTGCGGGATCGGCTGGAACTGCTAATACTGGTGGTGGTGGCGGTGGAGCAGGTGCGAACTCATTCAGCAGTCAACCGGGTGGCGCAGGCGGTTCAGGCACACTCTTAATTAGGTGGCCACTATGACCGAAACCTATGCTGCTCAAATCATTGACGGCATCGTCGTCCAGGTCATCGTCGGCAACGCTGAATGGGCGATGGAACACCTCGGAGGCACCTGGATCGACATCGACACTCTCGTCGGCATCGGCTGGTCGTGGGACACCACAAATGGTTTTCGGCCACCTATCATCCCTGAATGATCTCTGTCATCACACCGACCTATCACACCGATCCCGATGTTCTCGCAAGAACTTGGGCCTCGCTCAAAGCGCAGACCTACACGGACTGGGAATGGGTCATCTGGGATGACAGCCTGGACGACAAGACATGGAGACAGATTTACGGATTTTGTGCTGACGAGCGATACAAGATTGAAGCGCATCGAAGTCATGTCCACTCAGGTGTTATCGGTGAAGTGAAGCGACGCGCCTTCATGGTTGCGAACGGCGACATCCTGGTCGAATTAGATCACGACGATGAACTGACACCCGATTGTCTCGAAATGATTCAGGACGCCTTCGACAACAATGACATCGGTTTTGCCTACTCTGATTGGTGCGAATTATTCAGCGACGGCTCGTCCGGTAGATACCCGGCAGGCTGGGCTTTTGGATTCGGATCGGACTACTGGTCCGATGAGCATGGCTATTGGGTGATGTCCGCGCCACCCCTGAATGGTGCGACCGTGCGCCATATCGTTTCGATGCCGAACCATGTGAGGGCATGGCGCGCCGATGCCTACAGGGACCTTGGGGGGCATGATGCAACCCTCCCGGTCGCCGACGACTACGACCTTTGTGTTCGAACAGTATTGGCGTTCGACTCGTTCCACATCCCTCGGATGCTCTACAAACAACACATTGGCCCACAGACTGCGCAGAGGCAAAGAAATGCGCTGATCCAAACTCTCGTCGCAGATTTGGCCGCAAAGTATGAGCCTGATATCCACAGGAAGTTTGGAGCAAACACCCCTGCCTGACCTTTAGTCAGTAGGCTGTTGTGGACAAAGGGAGATTGCCGTGGGGATACTCTCAGACTTAGAACTGGACCGTAAGCCGAAGCGATGCAAATTCGGTCAATACCTTGACACCTTGGACCCAAAGACTTTGGCCGAAGCGGAAGAGGCATTGAAGAATGACAGGTTTTCGAGCGCACAAATAAATCGCGTCCTCAAACCATACGGCTGGGACGGTGCCGAAACCGGCCTTGCGCGCCACCGTCGAGAAGAGTGCGTTTGTGACAATCTCTGACGAGATCGCTAATGGTCAGCCGGATCGAATCGAACTTCAGAAGATTCGGAAGCAAAGAGATGCCGCCGAACATCTCAACGATGTTTTGCGAGCGCGTGTCGAGGACCTAGAGCGCACCCTCGGTTTCATTGACACCGCAACCAACGCTTTCATTGAGCCACCCAAATGGCTTGTCGCCGCGCCGTCATCGAAGAAGAAACATGCGACCCTGACGCTACTCCTCTCCGACACCCATTTTGATGAGGTCGTCATGCCAGAAGAGGTCGGCGGCCTCAATTGTTACAACAGGCGCATCGCCGAATTACGACTCAGGCTTTGGGCCGAGAACGCTGTCAAGATGGCACGCCACTATCTCTCAGGTGTCACCTACGATGGTGTGGTCCTCATGTTGGGTGGCGACATTTTCTCCGGCGACATCCACGAAGAATTATCGGAAACTAATGCCGACACGATGCTCGGTTCGATCCTCCATTGGTCGGAGCAGATCGCCGCTGTCATCGCAATGTTCGCTGATGAGTTCGGCAAGGTTCATGTGCCTTGCGTTATTGGCAACCACGGTCGAACGACCCGCAAACCGCGAATGAAATTGCGAGCGCGCACAAACTTCGATTGGCTTCTCGGCAAAATGATCGAGCGATACATGGCCAACGACAAACGAGTAACCTTCGACATTTCCGAAAACGCCGATTGCCTCATACAAATCTATGGGTGGGGCCACCTATTGACTCATGGGGACCAGGTGTCCGGTGGCGGCGGTATCGCAGGAATATGGCCGCCTGTGATGCGTATGCGAGCGAGGAAGGCTCAAAGGGCAATGGATATCGGCAAACCATTTTCAACCTTGTGGATGGGTCACTGGCATCAATACATCTCAACGCCGTACATGATCGTCAATGGCAGTCTGAAATCTTCCGATGAGTATAGTTGGCTGAACAATTTTGGTTATGAGCCTGCGCAACAAGCGTTAGCGGTCGTCACGCCCGAACACAACATTACGATTCAGGCTCCGGTGTTTTGTACGGACAAAGCGAAGGAGAAATGGTGAGCGAAGCCAAAGACATTGAGGCTGCCGAACTTGTCTCCGATGCCGTCTATGAGCGATGGCCCGACATCGTGCCAATCAATGTTGTCATCATCATGGATGCTTTGAGTCCCACGAATCAGCGGTCGCTCTATGTTCTGAACAATACCGATTGCCCTCCTTGGTCGCTCGAAGGAATGTTGAGCCTGGTGAAGGCTGATGTCCGATCCGCTTGGGAAGAACAAGGCTGGCAGATTGATAGCCAGATTTTGGACGGTGATGATGAGGTGGAGTAGAGTGAGAAGCCCTATGACTCTCCCTCCTGCTGTTGCCGACCGCACTCTGTCCTACCTTCGCAGGCTTATCCCTCGCGGATACAACGAAGCAGACGACCTTTTGACCCTGATCCGTTTCTACGAGAGAGCCGCAGTTCGAGAGCGAAAGCAAGCCAAATAGATTCGCTACAATTGTCGTGTGTCTGTTCCGCACGACCCCAATGTTGCTGTCGCAGTCCTCTACGAACGGCTCGGTCATGTCATCGAAAAGGTGGATGCTCTCGCAAACAAATTGGATAAGCAGTCAGCCCATCGCGATTTTATGATGACCGAGATGGAGAGCCGGATCGAACAAATCGAACATCAGGTCAATCGAGCGAAATGGTTTCTGGCAGGGGTGGCCGCAGGTGGCGGCCTTCTCGGTGGGACGGTCGCTGGGATGATCGCACAAGCACTCGGGACATGAAGAAGGTTGTCGTCAATGCCGGAGCGTTACGGGATCTTTTGGCAGACCCTAACGGGCAGGTGGCGCGAGTCATTTTCCAGAAGGCGAACGCTGTCGCAACGGTCGCAAAGACGATTGCGCCTCGCGGACCGACAGGCGATTTGCGGAGGACTATTGAGGCGACGGTCGCTATTGAACGAGGTATTCCTGTCGGGACTATCGCGGCGAACAAGGAATATGCGATCTATGTCCATGAGGGGACCGGCATCTATGGCCCCAAGAATGAGGTGATTCGACCGAAGCAGGCGAAGGCTCTCCAATGGCCGGTTATCAATACTGGCAAAGGTCGCCGTCGCTACAAGGGAGGCAAGACACAGGCATACAACTACGCCAAGTTTGTGAAGGGTCAGAAGGGTGTCCCGTTCCTCAAAATGGCGTTGGAGAGGGTCCTGGGGGTCTCGCTGTAATCGGCCCGGATTCGGCCCTAAAACGCCCTCTACGGGCCGAACCCTGTAGGATGGCACCCGAATAACCCACCCAGGAGGAGAGAGATTGTAATGGACCGAAACAAGACCTACGAGACTGCCGCGGCTCGCCGTCGAAACAATCCGATCGTCGTGACCATCGACGGGCAAGCGATCAATCTTGTGTCGTCGCTGGACCTTTTGGACATGGCTGACCTGATCGAGGCTTTGCAGGCCCCAATGGATGAGAAAGAGTCCTCGATCCGGGCGGCGGCCAAGAAGCGAAACCTTCTGTTGCAGATCATTTCAAGGTTCGTTCAGCCTGGCAGTCAGGCAGATTTCGACCGTGTTGCTCCCGATCTCGACATTCACATCTGCTCGGAAATGGTCCAAGATTTGATTGAGGAATACTCGGGTGCCAAAAACCCTACGAAGCGGCAGTCGTCGTCTCCTGGCTCGCCAGAAACTGGCGAGAGTTCGACGGCTGGTGCCTCGCCAGAGGCGTAGATGCGATCGGTCTGCCAGCAGACCAGGCAATCAACTTGTATCTGTATGCTTTGACCGAGCACGCTGACCAGGAGACAAGGGACCGAATCAAAAATGCGTTAGAGCCACCTGTCCAGTTCCGGCATAATGGTGCGCCAGCCTGGTATGGCGACGACGATGATGCCTGGGCCTCTTTCCAGAAGGCTCTGAAGTCGTAATCTCAGACCTGCTGTATCGCATACAATGTCGCAATGGCTCTCGCGTCTGCCAGCGTACAAATCGTCCCTGACCTTTCAGGCTTTACCGACACGCTAACAAAAGAGATCGACAAGTCACTAAAAGGTGTTGAGGATACGGTCGAGGACACAACGAAAGAAATCGAAAAGGATTTTAAGGAAGCAGGCGAAACCGCTGGCAACGCCGCAAAAGGCATCGGCGATGAATTCAAGAAGTTAGGAAAACTCATCGCTGGTGCCGCAATCAGCCGCGCAGTATTCAACTTTGCGAAACAATCTATTGACGCGGCATCGGACCTTGGCGAGTCGATCAACGCCGTGAAAGTCACCTTTGGGGAACTGTCCGACGAAATCCTCGCTTTCTCGGAAATCTCTGCCTCAGCCGTTGGTTTGTCTTCGGCAGACTTCAACTCTTTCGCGGTCAGGTTTGCTGGATTCACTAAGCAGATCGCGACAGGGAATAAGACCGCCGCCGATGTCACGAAGGAATTGACGACCCGAATCGCTGACTTCGCGTCGGTAATGAATCTCGATCTGAACGAGGCCGCCACAGTTTTCGCGTCCACTCTCGCAGGTGAATCGGAAGCAATCCGGCGATTCGGTATCGACATGAGTGCGGCATCCATTGAGACATACGCTCTCGCGAATGGCTTGATCGCCTCAAAAGATGAGATGACCGCAAGTGTCAAAGTTCAGGCCACCTACGCGAAATTGATGGCTGACACCTCTCAGGTCCAAGGCGACTTTGCGAACACATCGGACAGCCTTGCGAACCGCCAAAGAATACTCGCCGCCGAAATGGAAAACCTGAGAGTAGAGGTCGGCACCGCTCTTGTCCCGGTCATGGAGTCGTTACTATCGGTTGTCGGCCCAGTCCTCGATATCTTCAACGCTCTACCGACAGGCATACAGCAGGCCATCACCTACGCAACATTGGCGGCCGCATCGTTCAGCGGTTTGTCGTCCGCTCTGCAAGGTGTTGGAGTATCAGCCAGGACAGCAAATGTGTTGCTCGGCAAAATTGGTTTAGGTTTGACAGCGTTCACGGCGGTCCTCTCAGTCTTCTCCAAGACAATGAACCAAGAAACCGATGAGGCTTTCGACGGCTTAACGGACGCAATCAAACAAAGTGACCAAGTTGTTCGAGATTCGGCTCTCCTGAAACTGGCTGAGGACAGCCCAAAGATCAGACAGTACCTTGACTTGTGGGGTCAATTCGGCATCACGATTGACGACCTGTCTCAGTATTTCCGAACAGGCGAGGGTCCAGCATTGGATTTTCGAGATGCTCTACAAGAAATGTCGCTAGGTTCAGGCGAACTAGAGGACAAAATCAAACGAATCAACGAGGGATTCGGTACGAACTTTGATGTCACGAGACTGTCTCGCGAAGAGATGGAACTCATCGCTGACGCGGCGTTCGATTTGCAATATCAGATTTTTGAGTTGGGTCAAGCGAATCTGACTACCGTGGATGCGACAGAGGCTTTGAACTCTGCTATGGGTCGATCGGCCGAGGCTCTCAACATTGAACGGCTTGCTTTGGATGAGGTGAATAGTGCGATTGGTCGCCTGAAAGAGTCAATGAACATTGAGTTGACGATGCTTGAAGCCGAAGCGCAGATTGAGGATTTTCGCACCAAATGGCAAAAGGCAATGGAGGACGGCGAGGTCAATGCGAATGAATTTGAGCAGGACCTTCTCGGTATCCAACTGATGCTCTTGGAATTGATCGAGAGTGTAGGTGTTACCGCTACTGCTTTCTTGAAGAATCAATTCCGAATTTTGGTTGATACGAAACAGTTGGATCGTGCGTGGGCGTTGTTGCAGGCTATTGCTCAGGGAGGCGAGTTGAAATTGCCTAGTGGCCCTGGCAGTGGAGACACGGCTTTCATGTCACCTATCCCGAGAGCGGTAGGCGGCATCATCAATTCGCCAGAGGTCGCTTTGATTGGGGAGGCAGGCGCAGAGGCGGTCATACCTTTGACCAAACCTGGTCGAGCATTGGAATTGATGAGGGATTCGGGTCTGCTCGGTTTGGCTCAGCAGTCCGGTGCGACCTCTAGTCAAAACTTTGACATTACTGTGATGGCCGCGGAGCCTATGAGAACCGCTACGGATGTGGTTCGAGAGTTCCAGGCTCTTGAATACCGGATGGCTCCAATATGACCACTGAAATCCTTTGTCCTGCGCCACCTAGTGGGTCGCTCGAAATCAATGGCGTATCTCTCCACACGCCTGCCTGGACTGTCATTGATGTGACGACCCTTTGGATGGGTGCGGACATTCGCGGCCAGGATCGACTCCTACCGACCACACCAGGGGTCATCCCTTACCGTCGAAGGATGACTGTGACTAAATACAGTTTGCCAATGGTGATTATCGGCCATGTCGATATGACTGGCGCACCCAATACTGACATCTGGGAAGGCCTCGAATACAACATTGACTTCCTGCGCGCCTGGGTTGTGGACCCGACGAATGTTGGCGACGGTACTGTCCCGGCAAGCCTGACGATGCCCTCCGGAACAGTAAGGACCGCCGATGTCCATGTTCTCGGCCTCAACCTTGGTATTGTGACGAGGGCTAGAATGAGGGCCACTTTGGAGATCAGCCTGCCACAAGGAGTATTTGCGTGAGCAACACAATCTACCCTTCAGCACGCGAATCCTATTTGACAGGCTTGCTCGACTGGTCATCGGACGACATTCGGGTCATCCTTTGCGACTCGACCTATGTGTATGACCCGACTCACGACTTCCTTGATGATGTTCCGGCCGGGTCTCGGTTGGCGACCTCAGGCACTCTGCTGAATCCGACGACTACCGATGGTGTGGCTGATGCCGACGATGTGACCTTCCCGACCGTTGCCGCTGGCGACACTGTTACCTCGGTGATCGTTTACAAACACACTGGGACCGAATCGACCTCTGACCTGATCCTCTACATGGATGAGACGGCCGCTGGTGCGGTTATCAACAGACTCACCGATGGCAACGACATTGTTGTACGCTGGTCAAATAGTGCGACCAAGATTTTCAAGTTGTAAAGGAACCTGATGGCTGGCTTCTCTGACTACATCGAACCATTCCTCTTGAACGCTGTTTTCAATAATGGTGCCGGGTCGGTCCCTGTCATCACGACTGTGTATGTCAAACTACATATTGGTGATCCGGGCGAGGCCGGGACCGCGAACCCAGCCGCTGAGACAACGCGACAGGCTGTCACCTTTGCGGCCGCGGTCGGCGGCTCAATCACCTCATCCGGCACCGTGTCCTGGAACAATGTGTCAACGACAGAAACGATCACCTACATCTCGTTTTGGGATAATTCGACAGCAGGAAACTGTCTCGGCACCGCACAACTCAATGTGGCGGCGGCATTGCAGGCAAGCGACGATCTCGATTTGACTTCCATTACCTTCACACTTGATTGATAGGTCGCTGACATGGCGATCTCCTTCATCGGTGCCGGTGCCTTAGCAGAATCATCAACGAGCGGCGCGACCGTCACTGTCGGTTGGCCGACCGGATACTCGGCCGTCGCCAAAGATGTCGCAATCGTCGTGTCGGTTGGCCGACATTCCGGGCCTGGTTCGACACCTTGCGCCACCCCTGTCGGCTTCACACTTATCGCATCAAGTTTCTCAAATGTCGGCGCAACAAACGACCTTGAAACAACTGTGTTCTACAAGGTACTAACCGGTTCCGAAACCTCGGTCACTTACACGAACGCCTTCTCTGCTGGTATCGCATCCGCTCTGTCAATTTTCCGTGGAGTCTCCGACATCAATGTCATTGATGTTTCAGCGACATCATCAACCACAGGCGTGACAACCTGGACCCCAACAGGTGTCACAACTACGCAGGAAAAAACCCTTGTGCTCTCAGCGGTTGGTTCCGCTGACGATAACAACCTCAATCTTGATTCCGGCAATGAGCAGGGTTTTATCGGTCGCATGGTTGGCACCGCATACGACACCGGCACAACCACCTGGAATGTCGCTTTAGGACTCGCATCGAAGGCTGTTGATCCAGCCGGGTCTGTCACGATGCCAACCTGGCGACAAAACACTAGCCCTGGCGACCAAACCGCTTCGGTGAGTTTCGCATTACGGGAAGGCATGACCGCAAGCGGAGCCGCCGTGTTGACGGCCTCGGTTGTTCGAGCCGCGATTACGGTCGTTCAGACAGCCGCTGGTGCGGCGGCTCTTTCCAGTTCCGTTATTTCTGTTGTGTCAGACCTATTTCAGCGGACCGCTCTTGGAAGTGCGTTGGGTTCCGGTAGTGCGATCGCAACAAAGGTACTCAAACGCGCTCCTTTGGGGCGAGCATTTGGTATTGGCACATTGAACGCCACATGGA